CCTTTTCAACTTCCTCTTCCTTTTCAACTTCCTCTTCCTTTTCAACTTCCTCTTCCTTTTCAACTTCCTCTTCCTTTTCAACTTCCTCTTCCTTTTCAACTTCCTCTTCCTTTTCAAGCTCTTCTAGATCCTTATCGAGATCTGCTTCCATATCACCGATATTTTCGTCCGGCGAAGGACCTTCGTCTCCCTTTGGCATAGCGTGATCGTCAACCTTTACTGTTGAAATCGGCTTCCCTGGACGGCGAACGGTAATTCCGGCCTTCTGGCGTTCTGGCGAGGGGCTGCGTTGAAGACGAACAGGCTTCCGAGAACTCCGAGAGCTATCCATTTTGTTTTGAACAACGTTATTTTATGCTGATTTGCGAACTTTTGTTGATGCTCGCTGACAAGATTGTTTGGGCGGGTAGGCTACCCTGGGTCATCATTTTATGGTCAAAACATATTTTTCTGTTACAAAAAATATATTATTACACACAGATAAAGAGAGATTTGAAGAAATGCCCCTATTTTGAAATCAAAATTCTAGGTCAATGAACATTGATTAATGTTCATTCTTTAATCACTTTTTACTGTTTTTCGCTAAAAGTGCGCGCGAAGGCCTCTTCGACCTCCTCGTCTGTTGGATAATTGATAGATGTTTCTGTCTGATCTACCATCTGCAGATAGTCAGCAGGGGGTGCCGATGGTTGATATTGCGTTTCAGGTATCGAAGGTAGAGTAAATGCAGTCTGGGTTTCGAGATTGATAAGACGCTGATGTAACATACTTATCTCGTCGGATGAATGGACGATTGCTTGGGCAAGAATGGGAAGAACGTTATCTTTTCCAAGGGTTGTTCCATAAATATTTTCGGCCTGAGAAACGCTATCCTGATCGAATGTGATCTTAGATCCATTTTGCGTCACTTTAAGATCACGTGTGATCTGAATGGCAGTATCGGGCTGAATGGCAACAGTATCGCCGCGACTTGTCTTTAATTGTCTTTCACCCTGACTGACACGGGAGACGCGAACAACATGCTTCAGGGGCGCCATTTCAAAACAATTGTTACCTGAAATATATCTGAAATATGTTAGGTTACTTTAGCTTGTCAAAATTTTCTATTCGCCGATTCCGAAATTTAGAAAACGAAATTTTAAAAAGATGAAAAAAATATATAACTCAATGATCTTATCATAATATAATTCAAATTAAGCAAGTTTAAAATAATTTTCATTATTCTTTTTTTCTTTCAGTAGTTGGTTTTTACTAACCAAACGATATAGAATTGAGTTAATAACGGTTACATTTTCCCATTTCGTATTGTGGAAAAGTATCTCGGACACTTTCTCCGAAGTTAATTTTACTCCCGTCGACTTGCGATCTTCCGAATTAATTTGTGTGAAACATTTTAAAATGTCATCTTCTTCAATAATCGGTATTTTTATTTCCACCTCTTCCACTTCTTCCGATATCTGATAATTATTAGCAACCAAGTTAATTTTATTTTCATCAATCATATCATTTAATATTATAAGAGTTTTTTCTTTATGTAGTTTTAGTTTGCTTGCTATTTTACTTAAAGTTAAACTAACATTATCTCCGTTCTTATCTTTCAACATCGCGATAATTTCTGGTATATAATTTTTGATTTTTTTCTCATCGACAGCTACGATTTCATCGTAATGTTCATCAAAGATTCCAACAAGTGTTTTATAAGTTTCTTCTAATTCGGTAATATCTGGACCATTAATAACCACCGTTCCGTTTGGTGATATTTTAACACGTTGGATCGCTTTAACTTTCGATTTTAAATGTGATTTATCAACTTTCGATTCAAATGTTCCTTCAATTCTCGAGGATAATAGATTATCATATCCAAAGTTCAAACGATAATCTGAAAATATTTCAGCTAAACGTTTGCAATTAATAGGTCGTTTAAATTCAAAATTATAATGAATTGTCGAAGGATCGATCCATTCAATTTCTGCATCACGATTTATCGTATTAGCATTTTTAAGATCATATAGTAAAATTGCTACCAACGAATATAATTCTTCATATGAACGACATCCGCAAATTTGAAATTTACTATTAGAATTTTTACCAGAAAAAACTTTAATAGCAAAATTCTTTGTTCCCCCCGAGTAATCTAGTTGTAAACCTCTTGAAAATGGTTCATTACCTTTTAAACCGCGACATAACCAAGAATACTTTTTATCTTTCCCTTTCATATCCCAACAACGAGTTACGGGAACTCCATCGTCGGCAAAATCTGGATAATCGTCTGTAACATCTGCGTAAATCCACTTGGCGCGTGGCGCGGTGTTTTCATCATTCCAGATCCAGTCGTCCTCATTTGGTTCCGTAGTTCTTCTGTTATCTTTAAGTCGAATCGAGAGAATACCAGTTTCTTCGACAAGATCAAATTTTAATTTTTTAGCACGTGGAATATCATTTTCTGGACTTCTTGTTGGATTTATAAGTACTTTTAAATTTTCAAAAGCTTTCCGTAAATCAACAACATCTGATAATAAAGTAACAGATGTTATAGTATTTGGTGCATTATCAGAGAATTGTGGAAAATGACTCGCCAGTTTTTTACTTCTAATCATTTTTATCAACTAAAGTTAGTAGGATTTAAAAGGACTAAACGAGAGTAAAAAAACATCAAAACTTCCCAAGAATGTCGACAACGGCCATTACCCAAACCTTCGCGGGAGGTGTTCAGGAAATTGAAACCCTTCTCGCAAGCGCCGGAATCGATGTTTCACAGGTTCGGATCAACAAAGGGTTACTTTCTAAGATAGCAGCTATCATCGCTCAATACGTTAACAAGATTTATCATTTGGTAGGCGATCTGGCCGTCAAGAAGAGCCTTGCATTCCTGACACACGTCCTTGAAAAACATGGCTATACTTTGACCGTTTCGGAACGTGATCTAGTTACCGGTACTATTTCCCGGTATCACGAGATCGGCGAGAAGCAGATTGTGTTCGATTCACCTACTCCCCCGGAGTATGTTGCGCTCAAAACCGTCGAAAAGAAGAAGAATGTCTTTCAACGTCTGTTCAGCCGCAAGCCAAAGGCTGCCAAACAGGCTAAGTAAATATTTCTAAGTTATAACTTAAAAACTAATTTTAACCCTCTAATTAATCGTATGTAAATGACAATATCCAGTTACACATTTATTTTTACATCTTTCACCTGATTTTGTATTACCTAGACATTGGATACTTTTTTTCTTTTCTTTCGTTGTTTCTTCTGGAATATCTAACTTATCAACTTTTTCCTTAATTTCTTCCCACCAATCCGGTAAATAACCATCTTTATAGCCGAATCTGCCAAGCTTTGATTTTGCTCCAACATAATATTGTCGATAAGCTGTAACACAATCATCATTTTTATAGACATCCGGCATTGCTTGCGGTGGATATGAGAAAGGGATATCTGGTAAATCCGGTACATTATCATAAAGCCATTGTAAAAGTTCCTCTGTTGAATGGACCTTTTTATAACGTCTAGTATATTCGGAACAAAGTGCCAGCCCCAATTCGGAAAGCCACCAATAATGTTCAATTGATGTTCTGACCCAAATTGCCGACGGGTGATTCGAATGAGTTTTTCGATAAACTTTTAAATTATTTTGCTGTCGCGTTTTTAACTCGGTCGAATCGACAGCGTAATGTACAGAAAATAATAATTGTGCAGTTTCCAAAATCATCTTAACCACATGAACATCTATATGATCGCGAGCCGCTTCCGCTACGATAAAAGAAAGAAAAAAGATGTTCATTTTTGTTCCGGGTAGATTGCTCAAAAATATTTTTAACTCGAAAAACTCTATCCGTTTTTAGATAGACTACCCGGTTACAAATTCACATCACGATCCGAATTGAAAATAGTTATTAAAAATTTAAAATAGAATATCAATTGATATTCTTCATTCCCATTATTTATACTCCGATCGAGAGAATCACAAAATTATCTCCTTTTACAACCTTTCCTCCGCTACTAATTTTTTTCTCATATTTCGGAGTATATAAATTTAACTTTTCCTTTCGATGTTTCAATCTTGCATATAAAATCGCTTGTTGTGATTCTTCGGTATCCTCTTCAATTAATTCTGGATATTCACCTGGAAATTTCACCCCATCTTGATCCTGGGTTGTATGAATTTCCTTCATGATTTTACTCTTTTTAGCCAAAGCTGTTAAAATTGCAGTTTCTTTTTGACCACATTTGCCATAGACGAAGATGACACTTGCCGCAGATTTAGTTTCCGTTCGTTTAACGCGATATGTAAGTTGATGTAACGCCATGATTTGATAATTTGAAGATACTAACATTTTTCTCGGATATTCGCCATGTTGATCGTCAAGATCAATTCCAGTCGATGATGCTGTGACATTTCCAATCACCAGCCGATAATCGGTATTAAATTCTTGGAATTTTTTTACCAATACAGCACGTTTAACCGGCGTTACTTTCCCGGTTAAAATAATTGGATTATATTCACTTAATTCTTGTTCAAGAACATCAATACTATTTTGATACCAACAAAAGATTGTCATTTTCATATTTTTATTTTTTTCCAGTTCTTCCTTTGCAATTCTGACCATTGTCATTAGCTTTGAATTTTCAATTTTCATCATCGCATTTGCAAGAGCGCCAATTCTTCCTTTATCTTCACCTTCCATTTCTGTATAACCTGTATCTTCATTAAAACTAGCGGCCCCTTGGAGTTCATATATTCCTTGCATTAACATCGTTGCGCTTATTTTATCCATATTATAGTATCCATCATATAATTTAAGATCAATTCCAAGTTCTTCTTTTGGCGATGACATCTGGGCCATTTGAAAATGACAGACAACATCTATAAATAACTTGTAGCAAAGATGAATTAGATTATGTTGAGCATAACCGATAGTTCTACAAAGTTCAAGTGTTTTAATTTCGTCTAGAGTATTGCAAAATAAGATCAATTCAGCAATTCCTAGCAGGGCTACATGACTACTATCCCGTTCTTTACGTGCAAGCTCTCGATGAGTAATAATATTCATCATTCTTAAAGTATTAATACATTGTTCTTCTTTATCGTTCAGAGTTCCTGTTAAAACTAACACCTTTGATTTATTTTCGGTTTCAAATACCGCCTTACAGATAGTATTTGCCGCGTGAAACTGGGCGGATGTATTTTTTAACTTTTGACCTTCATCAAAAACGAAAAGAACACCTTCTTCTATGTATTCATCACAAAGCGCAGTTGTTGTGAAAACGGTCTTTGTTCCCTCGTCATCTCTTTCAAGAAGTCCATGTTTCAGCGTAGAACCAGTTTTACCTCGAAGAGAATCATAACTAATTGCCATGATAATATTAATTCCATATATAGTTTTCATTTCCTGCCATTTTGGAATAATTGCTGCCGGTGCGATAACAATTATACCCTTCAGCTGAACTTTTTCTAAAACTATTGATGTTGTGATCGTTTTTCCGAGTCCCATTTTGGAGCCATCGATGCCAAAACGATAAATTTGAAGAATTTTTTGTAAATTTTCTACATGTTCAATCTGATGTTCTTTGAGAACTAACTTCGACCTGGACGTTGCCGAAGTTCGACTCATTTTCAACGACTGAATTTGAAGGTGATTGGGGAAAGGTTAAGGAATAATTTGTTAGTGAGATTGACTTCCTTTGTAAGAGATTTTGGAATACAGAATAACAATTATTACTCTTATTAAAAATTAAAACTACATTTTATCATTAGTTGCAGCGGCGTTTCACTTGTTGACTGGAATCGCAGATGACAATAATAGGAGCATATTACCCCAAAAATTCTTTAAAACCGAGGGTAATCTACCCAACGCGTAGGACATACTCCTTCAAAATACTAAATAATTTTTCAGCCATTTTTCTCATTTCACTTTTTGAAATTATCGAGCGAAAACAATTAGCATCAATCGAATGTTCAATTTCCATTCCATGTTTCCGTATCATAAAACTAATCCAGTCTTTGGTTAATAAATCAAATACACGTATCGATAATAAAAATATATTCGGTTGATCGCCCTTTAAATCTTCATCTTGATCCTGGTAATCGTCGATGATCATAATTAGAAAAGCACCTCTGATAAATGTTTCCACCCATTTATCACCATAAAAGTCTTTAAATTTATTTAATCCTTCTGAAGTAATACAAGCAGCCGCAGAAAAAAGCCAAGATTTACTTCTTAAAGCCAGTTTCTCGTCGTTTGAAAGAATAGTTTTTGCAATCAAATGATACTCGGCATCATAAATTTTCTGTAATAAGATATGATTTATTTCTGAAAAATTCTGTGAATTATTTGTTCGAATTTGTTCTAATTTTTCTAATGCTTCTTGTCTGTTTTGAATATTATCAATGTATGTATCTGTCTGATAAATGAATTTTAATATTTTTCGATCAATATTTTGTAAAAATGGTTGAAAACTATTTTCCCAATTGTTCTGAGGGTGTGTCAAAAGACATGATTGACAAAACTGATCATCGATTGGCGATGGATTGTCTACAAATTTCTTAAATATTATGTTAAAATCGATCTCCAATAGATCAATATCTATCTTGTCCATCTTTTAGTTAATCTTTTTTAAATTTAGGTATATTTTATCGGTATATTTAACAACAATCTTCTCAAGAGTTTAGGGATAACTTGGTCCTTGAAAGGATTAAAATTGAACAATAATTATTGTTCAATAGCATATTCTATTCCGAATAAACAACAAAAACCAGGTATCGACCTTCTCTTTCGGCCATCCAGTAGTTAATTTTCCCTTTTAACGGATTATCGTATTTTATCACTATATTTTCTTCATCCCAGTATTTCTTCATTCTAGATGTTATCTGTGTAAATAATTGAAGATAATGAGCATATCTCGGATATTCATTTTGAATGATTCCAAACATATATTCAGCCGCAAATCGTTTTGCTTCTTCATCGGTTGAAAATAAAACTCCATAGATATTCTTTTGTAATAGTTCCGAATAAAAAATAACAATATTGTCTCTACTGATAGATGCTTCGAGCAGTTCATTAACTCCATAGTAATCACCACCTGGTAAGACAGCCAGCAAAGGATCCATCATTCGAGAATTTTGTCTAGACGTCATTTTGACAGGCTCGTTTACTTTAGTAACTATACTTCTTTGTGATTGTTTTGTATTAGCATAGGTTATTTTACTATCTTCAAAATCTTCTTCTAACATATGCAAATTTTTACATTCAGAATATGTAAGTTCTTCACAACCAGGAGGCATTCGTTGCACAGAAAAATTTTTGCTTGGAAAAGTATCCATATTTTACTACGGGTTAATAGAAAGTTTGTTATTTATTTTTTGTAAGGTGTTCAAATACTCACTTTAGAAAGTATTTAAAATAAATTTTTTGAGCGTCAAGCTGGCCGGCTACCAAATCCGCGATAATATTTTTTTGAAAATCTGTCGAACGAACATAGGGAGTTGGTTCATCCCATTTATAGAATCTTTGTCCTGAAACTTTACTTTGTAGTGCTTTTGCCGGATATTTATCCTCAATTTGAACGAATAATGTAATAGCAAGAGCGAATAAATCGTTTTTAACATATTCGATATAAGAGACAGGTTCGTTATTTTCACACTTTGTATCATAAAAAGGGCTCATAAAAAGAGGAGTGCCAGCACAAGATATATTGCATACACTTCCAAGTGTATTTTTTTTATGACAAGCTAAACCAAAATCTATTAAATAGAAAGTTTCCGTGTTTTCTTCGTACATAATATTAGCAGGCTTAATATCTCGATGAACAACATTTAAATTATGGATTGTAATAAGAGCTATTAACATCTGGCGCGCTAACTCATTGTAAAACTTCTCACTCATATTAGTATAATTTGTCAAATCTTTTCCCGGGATATATTCGGTGATAAGATAGGAGATTCCATTTTCACCGTCAAAAATTGCAACTGGGCAATTCAAATGTAATCGGCAGCTACTCGTAATAGCTTGTAACTCATCGTACTCATAAATTGCATGTTCTCTTAACATTTGCTTGACAACATAGTATTTTCCATCTTTGGAAGCCTTAAATGTAGTTCCAAACCCACCCTGCCCAAGTTTTTTCTCTACTTTATATCCGGCGATCAAAATGTCACCGGGTTTATCATTTATATTATTGACAGGAGGGTCAACGTCCATAAAAGACATTTTTAACTCTTAAACCAAAAACGAACTTGAATATCAACGCTTGTTGCGTAATTCGGAGATGATGAAATAGCCACAATATCATTGAGACCAACAAGGGTAGCAATAGCTGTTGACGGAATGTAAAGACTACAAACTCCAGTTGCCGAGACAACAATTCCAATTCCTAATGTTCCAGAAGGAAGAATAAATCCAGTTTCTGGAAAATAGAGATATGATGAAATATAGCCTTGAGCCGAAAATCCAAATGGAAGTAATAATTGTCCTGCTGTTAAAGTATAAAGCGTCGGCACCCCGGAATATGGAGCGATGACGGTCGCTTTAGAAATCGATAATGTTGAATTAATGATATTACTTGAAAAAGTTACTTGTTGACAAATTCTATTAGGTAAACAATTATTACAACTTTTTACGGACGAACTGGAATAAGAACAACTTGAGGAATTTTCACATGAACAAGAAGAACTAGTTCCTCCCGAAACATAATAATTAGAACTCATTTTCTTAATATTTTAGGAAATAAGTTTAGAAAGAAGTTTAATTAAACTTCTTTTCAAATGATAAACGTTTAGGATTGGGTAACACGGAGAATTAAATGTGGTGATGGAATCGCGATTTGAGGAGTCGCGGTTTCGAAAACTGCCCCTTGATTAATTAGACTGTAAAGAACAGCCGCGGGAATGATCAATTCGACTGTTCCATCATTGTTGTCAGAGATGGTCACAGCATAAGGACCACCTCCTGTGTAGGGTGAGTAAAGAAGTCCACTCGTCGTGTTCAAAGTTCCGGTAATTGCTGGAAGGACGGCAACTATGGCAAAGGTTGCCGTGCCCCCAGGAGTAAAAGCCGTCGAAGTTTGAGTTAACAAAGCTTGCGAGACTAGACCGGCAGGTGGAGTCGGGAAGTTTGAAAAATATGGATAAGTAGTTGAAACTACACCATCAAGAGCACATGGAAGCTTACATTTACAGTTAAGCTTCGGATAGCAACCGTTGCAGGATTTGCACGAGGAAACCATTTTCAGATTTAGAGGATCTTAAAAAACTGGACGAATAAAGAATTCTTTAGGTAGGGTGAAAATGTAAAATATCCGGATCATCGATTGATGATCTGAAATGATTTGAAGGATGATAAACGTTTAAGTGCATGCAAAGTACAGGGTAACAGTCGTACCCGTCGTGAACGTGGTGCCCGTGGCCAGACCGAATGTGATTAGTGAGGCGAGAACGGCCGCACCAACGGTGGGGGCCGTCGTGCCATAACCAGGGACGACGATCTGAGCAACTCCATTGAGAATCTGAGCGGTAATACCACCAACACCGAGACCGATCTGGTTCGAAAGACCGACGTTAAAACGGCCACCAACCAGGTAAACGCCAACGGGTGTGGCGGTAAGGACGAGCGGTGTCAGCGAAACCGTACCGCCAGTCGCACCAGCCAGAATTGTCGAAATCACCGTGGCGGTGTTAACAGAATAAGAGAGGACATACAGCCCAAACTTAAAACTGATCACCGGCGTCGCGGGCACATAGGCCGTCGGGCAACCTGAATTGCAACTCTTCTTGCTGCACTTTCCCATTTTGAAATACTTTTATTCGACGATTGTGTCGTAAAAATAGTAGAACTCTTTTTCTTTAGATTGAGAAAAATATCGTGACAAAAAATTATTGGTTTAGGATAAAATAAGATTAAATTTGGAAGAATGATTTAGAGTTTATGATAATGTAAAAATTACGTTCAAAGGGGAGAAAATAGGATGCAGAGCGAATAAAACTAGAAATTAAATAATGAACAGAAATTACTGTGAAACAAATTTTGGTACAAGAAATTCTCTTAACTTTATTTTCAATTCGTCAATATCACTTTTACTATTATCAATTTTAAGATCCCAATCATCCCAATCATCCCAATCATCAAGATCTAATATGTTTTAGATTTCTTTTACTTTTTGCGCGAACTCCTTGTGGATTTAATTACTTCCATAAAACACTCTAACCGAATTGACTGTAGGATCGAGTGACCACAGATTACTTGAATTGGTAATAACACCCAAGTATGTATCCGCAATCGTGGTATTAAATATCAAAAATAAAGTTTGATATGTTATATTAATATAGAAGTTGAAGCTTGTACCTGAATATATATGAATTTCTCCCCCATTATCCCCTGGAAGAATATCTAACACTCCAATTATACACGAATTTAGTATCTTATTACTATTAGTTATTAAAGCCGTAAATGATGAAATCGAGCAAGATAGAGCAACATAACCTTTATATTCCGCAGCGCTGTTGAAAAATGATCGAGAAATATCAACATATGATATTGAAGCTGAACTACCAGGTGGCCCTTGAATGCCTGATGGTCCAGACACACCCGGTGTTCCAGAAATACCAGAAGCACCCGTAGCTCCAGTCTGGCCAGTAGCTCCTGTGGCTCCAGTACTTCCGGTACTTCCTGTGCTGCCAACACTTCCAGGTGGCCCGGGAGGTCCCGGTGTTGGGCATGGTGCCGGACATAAATTACATGGATTAGTACATCCTCCGCTGCACCGATGCCCCACATCTCCGTAACTACCGTTAAAACTGTCAAACGTCCGGGTAGATTGGATCCCACCATAACCGCGGTCATAAGGGTTATAAAAACTATTGTTCTGTCCGTTTTTTTGACAGCATTTTTGCCCACAACAATTTCCGTTACAACCACTGTTGCATCGACCACAATTTCCTTTATTGTTGTACTGCGCCATTTTTTCAATTACCGTTCGCAAGATTTTCTTCAATACTATTCTTTTAGAATCTAAAATATTACATATAGATATCTAGGTTATTTATATCCTTCCGACTATATTTTTTAATATCGAATGTTAAACAGGAATGGGCGTTCCTCTGTTTTATGGTCGGATCATCAACCATTATTTCCGAGATGCTATTCTGGCAAAGAAACCCAATCGTGTAACAACTCTAGCTCTCGATTTCATCGGCGTTCTGTATATGATTTACAATGATTTGAATTTAAATTCAAATGGACCATGGACTATTCCGATGTTTCTTCACAAGGTCGAAGATGAATTAATGGATTTGATCAAGAAAGCAAAACCACAGGAGTTACTAATTATTGCTATCGATGGGCTTGCGCCTCTTGGAAAGATCAATCAACAAAGAAAACGTCGATTCCGTCATGCTCTCGAGAAACTAGATGCCGAACCAAATCTTGCACCTTTTGACACTAACGAATTTTCTCCTGGTACAGATTTAACAATTGCAATTGATACAAGAATTAGAGATTTCATTCTTCGAAAACGTTCTTTTCTACCAGAAAATGTTATTTATTCATCATTTACCGATGTTGGAGAGGGAGAACATAAGATTATGACATATTTGAGACAATATTCAAAACCAAATGATGTTATTTTCATTCATGGCCTTGATGCAGATCTGATTTTTCTGTCATGTCTTCTGCCTGGCGATCAGAGAATTTATCTCTTCCGCGAAAATAATTTTGTGAACGAAGAAGAGGTTCAAAGACAAATTTCAAAAGGTGCTAGTTCTCGAGAGGCTCGTCAACGAAGCGTTAAAGAACAAACGATTTTTTTCGATATTAAAGAATTCCGAAAACTACTCGCTATCAGAAATATTGGTATTCCAGAATTTGTTCTTGCTTCTTTTTTCCTCGGTAACGATTTCTTCCCATATCAGGCAGGGTTCAATCTCGTACAGGACTTAGCAGCCGAATTTCTCAAACAACTAGAAGGAAGACAATTTGCAGATCCGTTTAATTTAGACGCTTTTTTGGAATTTATCGACTCATTAGTCGATTTCCAAGAGGGGGTTTTGATACCAAAATTCACTCGGAGACTTCCACTCGAAAACTTTCGCGACGAGATTCGTTTTCCGACAGAATTGATAGAGGAAAATTTTATCGAACAATGGAATGAAAGAATGACATTTGCCTCAAAGTATCCAGATTATGTTCAAGTAAATGAGGAAACTATAGTTGACGTAGAAAATGATACGGAAACTTTAGAAGTAATTTTTCCTCCGATTATCAAAGACGTTCAACGAAATTGTCTTCGATATCTGTCTACTTTACTTTGGTGTTATGCATACTATAAAGATCATAAATCTGTTAATTGGGAATGGGTTTATTATCCCGATTACTCCCCATTATTGCGCGATCTCATTCAACACATTCCCGAAAATGTTGAAGAATTCAATGAATTATTAGAAGATCGGGTTTTAAAGAGAAAAGCGATGAAAATTGGTATTTTTGAACAATTATTGTTAATTTTGCCACGAAATTTGGAAACCGGGGCACCTACCAATATTTTACCGGAGGAGCTGCAATTCTTACAATTGGAATCTTCCCCAATTTTTGATTTTTATCCCCGCAACTTTAAAATTGTTCGCGACGGTGTTTTCCGTGAAAGTGACGGTTTTACAAAATTACCTCCTTTTGACTATTTTAGATTAACCGAGATACTTCAAAAACTTCCTATTACCAAAAAGAAATTGGCGTCTTTCATCACAACTGGACCATCAATTAATAATCGGCCGAAAGGTTCGTATGTTTATAGTTTACTTGAACAAGAATTAACTGGATTAAATATCGAAGTCGTTGGAATTACTTCAATTGAAGATTATAAATATAAAAAATTCTGTCAAGTATTGGGAAGTGAAGTTCTTGCGATGGTAACGTCGGCTGAGAGGAGACTGTTTCCCAGACAAGTAGATATAAAACAGATAGAATATAAATGGCATATTATACCCGTGAAACGGCGAAGCGGGTTATAAGTTCCACAGTATTTTTTCTCTTCTAAAAGACGAAGTGGGTTATAAGTTCCACAG